TCGCTCAGTGGTATCTACGCGGGCGGTGAGGGAAGTGATGGCAGCGGCCTGGACGGACTGACGCTCCTCGAACAGGACGAGCTTGGTTACTGCGTCGGTCAGTTCATCTACTTTGGATTCAAGACGGTGGAATGGATCATTGGTACTCATGATGGATCTGTTGAGGTAATCGGCTGGATCAGCCATTTGGCGAACTGGGGGTTATCTTGTAGTACCCCCATGAGTCCTGTTGAGATTGCACGAACGTATATCTCTTCCTCCTCGTTACCCATTGTTGTCCTCCCTTGTTGGTACAGGATGGCGTGGAGGGCTTCGTGGAGGAGAGTATCTCGGGTATCGAATGTGTCCTGGCCGGATGCAATATAAAGGCGACCTGAAGATCTTGACTTTCCATTCCCTACCATTGACCCGGAGGGATTTAGGTATCTGCATGTAGCGGTGTGGGGTGGGGTTGGTTATGCGAGGGCCAGCGATGCTGTGCGGAGAATTCCATCACTTCCGCGAACCTTGATTTTCAGCAAGGTATTGGAAGTAAGCTCAAAGGTCATATCTCCCAGACCAGTGGGATTCACTGAAGCCGGGGGGGTCAGCACGATATTCTGAGAGTAGACCTGTAACCACCTTCTGGTATTCGTTCCCAGAAGAGTTGTTACGTCGAGGGTTGGCCGGATATCCGTGGATGCCAATACCGTGGAGGTAGGCCCGAAGGTTGCTACTGTGGAGTTACCCGCCCGCATTCGGATCAGGTCTGCCGTACTGCCGCTTCTCAGGTCGAGTTCCCCGGCAGGAGCAACTACTAGGCCGGAGTACACCGTGGATGCATACAGCCCAACAGTGTAGACATGGCTCCAGCGGTTGCTGGATGCCCCCATAGTCTGGGCGTTATCGACGGATGGCCGCACATCCACATAAGGAACAAGAGTTGTCTCCGTGAGGTACATGCGGGAGAGGTTCCCACTCCTCCACCGGACAAGAGTTCCGAGGTCTGAAGGGTCTGTGGGGTTTGCAAATACTTGAACGCTTCCCCCAGCTGGCTTCAGATGAACTGCCCCAGCGGATTCGACGCTCACAACACCGCTAGTGGAGTCATATCGGAACGCACCCTTGGTGACACTGTCCATCCCGTTACGCATCCGAATAACGGCCTGTGCGTTGTTCCCTGATCTCATCCGAACCTCGACGTTACGGGTGAGGCCCTCCGATTGGTTCATGTCGATATTGCCACGAAGCATTGACAGCATTCCTGTCATCAATGACCCGCCGCCGCCGTCTGCAATATAGCCAGAACCAGCATCGTCATACGAGAAGTACTCCGAGTACGGTGTGGTGTCCCGGCTGTAGAAGCGAGTCCGTCGAGTAACCAAGGGGATTCTCGTCACGGAGCCATACTTGAGACTCTTCGGGTCAGTCCCTACGTTGGTGCCATCGGTGTTGAAGTACCCCGTGGAGCCTGTGCCGTCCCAGTGGCAGGCGAAGAACTCATCCCGGTGGGTCTTCCCGAGCTTCACGCAGAAGGAATCGTAGGCGCAATCGAACCGCACGTTGAAGTATCGGTGCCCCTGAAGCATCCGCGAAGAGTTACCTGCGAGGCCGTCGACACATAATGCACCGCCACCCGTATCAATGAGCCAGTTCTTATCTGCACGGATTGGGGTACGGACATACTGAGTTGGGGAACGGCTTCCGAAAATCTGACTGTCCCTGATCATGAAGTCAGAGAAGCCATAGTTACCGCGCTGGTCTGGTACGGAGGTAGTGCCGTCGAAGTAAGGGGCCGGGTCTACCACGGTTGCGGGCTGCGGTGAACTGAGCGTCACACGCCCGCCGGATGTTGAAGATGCCGTGAATGCCGAAGCGTATAGCGTCGAGTTGGCGTCTCGGCGATATGTGGTTACTACTGCGCCGGAGGCAGAGAATATTGCACTTTCAAAGTTTGGGTAGCTGATATTGTCAGCAACCATCACATCACAGGCGGCTGCGATATACCGTGCAGATTCAGTAACGGTTGATCCAATCTGAATCTCGGTGATAGTATCCGGGGAATTTCGGAACGTGAACAAGACCTCGCCGAGCCGGATGTTGTCACCATCAAGGGACAGGGACGTGGTGTAGTCAACCCCATAGGTGAGGAGGCCGGGCTTCGGGTCTGCACCACGGACGTAGATACCCCATGCGCCGCCCCACGTAATCACCTCTGACATAGTACAGCCATCACCACCATACTGTGTGCCGCCTGCATCGTGTTGAATACCGTCCCAGCCAAACAACTCTGGGAGCCCGTGTCCGCGAGTAACGTCTTCGTATATCGACGCAACACGGAAGCACCCGACAACAGCGATATTCTCGAACTTGGAGTGCAGTCGGCACCCGACAAAGATACCCACATCCCAGTTATCCCCCAAGTACATCGGGGTTGTCATAATAGTATCTGGGTTATAGTTACAGCGAATAACCATGTCCTTGATACTGAAACCCTGGTGCTGGACATTCACCAGTGCACTTATCGGTGCGTCTCTTGGGGCATCTGCGGAGCCACGATAGAGCACGCGTGTCTTGACGGTCTTGTATGCAGAACCATCCCCGATTGCCCGCAGTTCTGTAATGGAGTCATTGGCACGGCTGAACGGTGCCAACATCTGGCCCCGGCCACCACCACTCCACTCTTGAGCCGAGCGGACGATGAGTTCCTTGGCGCAGCCGAACACATAACCGGCAGGCCATTCCAGCCGCCCATTTGCAGCGGCGTTGATTGCAGTCTGGATGCCAGCGGAGCAGTCCAGCGTGCCCAGGCGGTTGAATGCATTGACACGTTGATCCGGCGTCAGGAACGCAAGGACACTCACAGCGCCTGAACTAATCGGGCTGATTACCCGTGCAGTCTGTGCGTCCGTGTATGCCCGCGCAGCGACATCGCCCTGGTCAGCATAGGCACGAACAAATACGTCCTGCGCATCAGCGTAGGCACGGCCACCGGCATCTGCAGTATCGACGTAGTCCTTGTTCGCTGCATCGTCCGCTGAATCAGGTGCGCCCAGATTCTCGATGCGCCTGCCTTGTGAGTTGTACTGACCGTTGAAGCTCAGACGCAGTGCCTCCTCTGTGGCATCACTTGCCTCTTGGGAACAGTACAGAGAAAATAATACTGAGAGATCGAGATCCTGCTCCAGCAGAATTGATCCATCTGTGAAGTCGACGATGGGGGTATTCTTTGGAGTAACGCGGCGAATCTGCACGAACCCTACAGGTGCCGGGAGAATCTTGATGCTGGAGCCGGTAGACCATTCGGGAGTAACCACCGCGCCATTGACGGTCACGCGGACATGCTCCTTACTGAGGTACGGGAAAGGGACAGCGAAGGTGCTGGATGCGCCGCTGACGTTGTATGTGATGAGGCCGTAGTACGACATATGTTTCCAATTCTGAAATAGAAAAAGCCCCCGAGGACGAATCCAGGGGGGCTTGAAGGGGAGGGGGTTATTACTGTTGCTTGGCGCTTATCGGATAGTCATTCGCCAGTGAGTTGAGGATGGTGCTGATCGGTGCCACGTTATTCAGTGGCAGGAGCCGACCCCACTGCCTGATGTCATGCTGGGTCGTTTGGGACTCCCCAGAGATTGCGTTCTTGCCAATCTTCCCGAGGGACAGGACACCATTGATTGCCGATAGGGTAGGGTTTGAAGCAATGGAAGAGATATCGGAGGTTGTCCGCATCCCCGAGAACATTGTTCCTGTGAGGTTCCCTAGAGTGGAGTCGTAGAGATTCGGAAGGAGAGAAGCCTGCGAAATCCGGCCAATCGAGTTGGCTACGATCTGCTTGGTGCCCATGCGCTCCAGCATGAACTGGGCCTTCTGCTCATCCTCCATTCCCATAGAGGAAACCATCGAGCGCCCCATGTAGGCCAGCGCTGAGAACAGCCCGCCGTGCATCACGGTCGAGAGTGTTGAGAAGTCCCTGTGGTTGGCTGCGAACATGAGCGACTTGTTCCAGCCGTGCATTGAGAAGTTCATGAACTGGAATACGGTCTTGCCTAGAGTGGTCCCCATGATTGGCACCATCGAGGCCAAATCGTTCTCCTGCACCACCCTGCGGGTTTCCCTGTGGATGGCCTCCATGAACCTCGCGTGGGTGTCTGGCGCATCCTTTACCCAGTTCTCGAAGTCCAGTTTGAAGGTCTGCCCATACGCACCCTTGGTTGGCGTCGTGTGCTTCTTGAGGGATGCCCGTACAGCCGCGAAGTCAGTGCTGCTCATCCCCATCCATGCCAACCTGTCAGCCGTCAGGAACTTGGACTCAGTGGCGTTGGTTACTCCTGCGGCTGATATCTTGGAGATACTCCCCGCTGCGTTGGCGTCATTGACGAAGTGATTCACCAGGGCGATGGCGTGAACACGCTTCTGCTGGATCATCAGCGGGGTCATCCCCGTGTAGTCCAGCGTGCCCTTGGCGAACTGCTTGAGCTTCGTGTCCATTGCGTCCAGGCGGCGGTTCCAGGCGGTGTCGCCCTTGTTCCGCACCCAATCGTCCGAGAGCTTGAAGTCCATGCGGGCCACGAACTCTGACCCCGCACCCCCGATGGTGTTCTCCAGGTGTTCGAGGATGTCGTGAGGGGCCTTGCCGGTTGCGATGTCACGGGTCAATGCCCTGAGTTCAGAGCTTGCCTGCATCGTTGCTTTCCAGCCCATCGAGCCAACGATCTGGCTCATCTCAGTTAGCTGGTTCCACACCGTCCCGCCCATCAGGCGAATCACGTTGAAGTTCCTCCACATCTCCATCGATTTGTTCACGGTCGAGAACGCCTCTTGAGGTATCCCTTGAATCCGATCGATGGCGAACTGGAGGTGTTCACGATCTCGAAGCATGTCAGCCTCGGCCCTGGCAACACCACCGAACTTGTTCTCGGTCGCCCCATGTACCAGTGCCTTGATATCACCGACCTTATGGATACCCAGAGTGTCTGAGAGGGCCACGTTCCCTGCGACCCTGCGGAGGTAGATCTCCATCGTGGTCATGAGATTAGAGTGGGTGAAGTCGTTCAGGCCCAATGTGATGCTCTGACCATCTGGTGTCTGGAGAGTCTCCGTGTACTTCTCATTGATTGTGCTGCGGTGCTTGAAGCTGGACTGCAGTGCGCCCGAGTCTGAACTCCGTGAGGGAATCATGTCCTTGATGATGATCATGGCCTCTGCCTCTGTGTAGCCACCATTGAGGACCAGGGACTGCTTGAGGGCTTCCCTGTCGGTTCCCTGCAAGAGGTCTCCCATGAGGCTCTGTGAGCGATCCATTCGGGCATCCTCCACAGTCTTCACGTACCACTTAGCCCACCGCGCTGCTGCCACATTGTTTATCGAGGGCCGAGCTGATTGATATGCCCGCGCCCACCACCCTTCGACAGCATCCTTGCCGAACTGGTTCACGGCGGCAGTCCACTTCGTCACATCATGAACACGCGGGACGTAGTTGGGGTTGTGCTGCAAGGTGCCGACGATGCTCTCAACTCCCGTGACCGGGTCCTTGATTAGAGTCTCTGTGAGGCCCAGCTTCTTACCCCCGTTGAACCTGCCAGGGTTGTTGATGTTCTCAAGCGCCTCGGTGAATGCAGCGCGGGCAACCTCCCCGGCCTTCTGAACCTGCTTCGGGTACACACCAACCACATCGCGAACGTAGTTGGTCATGGCCTCACCGAACTCCTCAAACGCCTCCCCCATCTCACTGCGGGGACGCTTGGATTCCTTGAACCACTCCATGAAAGCCGGGTAGCTGTCCTTACGGGCCTTGATGGCCCAACTATCTCCCAGCATCGTTGCCATGCCCATCGCATTCGACTTGACGACAGCGTGGTTCTTGTAGCCCTTGGTTGTTCCAAAGAGCTTTGCGGCAAGGTTCCGCACAAGCTGGGGGATTGAAGCGCTCCCTAAGATGTCCTCCAGCCCGAGGCCCCAGCCGAACACAGGGGGGATGTCAGCTGCGTTTGCTGCTTGTGCTGTGGCGGTGTTCCCTGTGGTGCTTACGTAGCCGCCCCCTGTGGTGTTGGATGCGCTCGGGGTGGAGCCTACCGAGTACCGAGCAGAGACATCGAGGTGACGATCATTGAAGAACACATAGTTGTCAGACTTCACAGCCGACTTGCGGGAACCTCCAGCGGTGTAGACGTTCCCTTTGATACCTAGCGAGTCGAGGAATCCAGATACAGACTTAGCTCTCGCGAGAGCTGTGTCGCCTTCTGCTTTACCCATGAGGTCAAAGTAAATCTCTCTGCCGGTTTTGCCGGTAGTTTCGATT